GCACCGATGCCGATGGCAGCCTCCTCCAAGGTTGCTGTGACGCCTCCGGGCATCAGCGAAGAGACGATGCACAAGTTGAAGAGCGAATATCCGGGCGAGCCGGACAAAGCTTATGCCACAGCGTGGAAGATTCACAACGAGAAGTCCTCGGCTGCCATCAAGGCTGCTGCTGAGACTTTCATCTCACAGGTGAAGAAGATCGCTGGCGGCGGTGGTGGTTTCACGTGGGATCAGTCAACTGGCGACGTGACCGAGGGCAGTGCGATCAAGGAAGTCACACAGGCCCACGCAGCGGTTGATTTGGCTCCGGCCTCGCTCAGCCCGCTGACCAAGGACACAGAGCTTCCAATCAAGCTGGCTGCGATGTCTGCTGCCAAGGCTGCTAAGGAAGCCGAGAAGTTTGGTGGTCAACTCAAGGGGATGTACCTCGAAGCCAAGGCCCTGACGGAAGTCAACGACTCCCGCCCGGTGCGTGAGGCCGTCGAAGGCATCTACAAGGCTGGCGACATGTTCGATGAAGCCGTGAAGGTCTTCGCGAAGCAGCAGAGCCAAGAAGAATCGGAAGAAGCGGCAGCCAAGGTCAAGGGTAAGAAGAGTTCCTTCCTCGGCCTGTCAGTAGCAGCAGCCGCAGAATAAGTTCGGGGGACGAAAAGCCGGGTCATCGTGCTTGGAGTTTCACTGCCTTAGGGCCGTTAGTTACGTGCGATGAAATGGAACGAAGGTTAGACGTTCCCCGAAGTTTTCGCCAGCGATTTTACGTTGGCAATTTACGCAGGGTAAGTTAGAGCCCGTTTTTATCGGGCAGGGAGAAACAATATGCCAAGTATTTCTGGCGGTTACGTATTCCGGCAAGGGGCCTCCCCGCAGACTGAGTCCGTTATCTCTAGTCGTTTCAAGATTTTCACGGACGCGGTTGATGTGGGTCGGTTCGTAAAGCTGGGCGTTACCTCATCTTTCGGTATCAACGAGTCGAAGACAGTTGACCCGGTTCGCGGCCTCGGCTACGGCGACCAAGTTGCAGAACTGGTTCCGTCCGTGACTGCTCCGACGACGCTGGCGATCACTCGTACCTGCCTGTACCTGTCGAACCTGATGCAGGTTCTCGGCTACAAGGCGGGCATCAGCGGTGCCGTTCGTTCTTTGAAGCATCACCGCTGGCCGTTCGACATCAAGACGGAAATCGTCTTCTCGCAGCTTGCCACTGACGCCCCGAACGTGGGCGACGCTACGTTGGCCGACATCTCCAACGAAGGCGGCTTGAACAACCTCGGTAACGGGAACGTGCAGGGGCCTCCTCTCGTCGCTGTCGCGACGGTGTACGAAGGCTGCTGGATGGACTCATACTCGACGACCTACGCGGTTGAGACGGCAGCGGTCACAGAAGATTGCGGCGTGACGGTCACCGACATTTTCGACGTATCGGGATCGGTCTACGGCGAGTTCTTGGACAGCGGTCTTGGGCCGGGCGATGTAACTGGGCCTTCGCTGCTCTACACGATCTAATCCTAGCAGTACGATTACCAACCAACAAAAAGGGCTCCCGGAAGGGAGCCCTTAGTATTTCTGGCCAGACCTTAGTTGGTCTGCTTCGAGCTAACCAGCCCGAAGTAGCGACCGATGGTCTGGATCGCATCCATGCGAGTGCTCAGGGGCATCTGCTTCGCGACTTCCGTGAAGGCGTTGTGCAGAGACCACGCGGTACGCGGGGCGAACTCTTCGTGACGCTGTTCGGTCGCGAAGTACTCGCGGGAAACTTCGCGGTACAGGCGGATGGGCAACGAATCCTTCGACATGAACACGTTGTGGATCATCGCCTTCGCTTCGACATCGGTCAGTTCCTTTCCCTTCAAGTGCTCGACTTCGGCCTTGAGGGTGAAGAAGTGCTGCTCGTACTTGTCGAGTGCACGGCGGAGTTCATCGCGGAGATTCAGGCCGGAAGTGTGTTTCCGCTTGAGGGCGATCAGGTCGCCACGGAACACCATGTTGTCGCAGACGAAAACGTTCATGCCAGCGACCATCTGGAGCGACATCGTCTTGTCGTTTGCGGTGCGGAGGCCAAGGCTGGCTCGTGCACCCTCGATGCCTTCCAAGGACAAGTCCATGACGCCGAACATCTTGTGACCTTCCTTGCCAATCGAAAACTGCTCACGCACGATCTGAATCTCGCGGCGTTTCAGTTCCTTTTCGATGGAGGTAATCAGGTCGATGTGGGCAACGGGTTTGAAGGTTTCGGTGGAGATTACGGCAGGCAGGGCGGCAAGCTGTTCGCGGGTGACTACGTTGGTATCGCCATGTGCAGAGAGTGAAGCTGACATATACGGCCTCCTTTGAATTTTCCTACTCGTCCTCAACTAACCTCATTTTAGCCGATCTGACGGGGGCTGTCAAGAGGTCGATTTAGCTCCTGTAAATGGCCCTCTTTCAAGGTCTTGCAGGCCGGGCTAAAAGTGCCGGAGTTTCTGTGCTTTTCGAATCCTTAATAGAATGAACTCCCCACTTTTCAAGAAAAAGGGCATGGACGCACTGCTGGAGATGTTCAACGATCCAGACTACGCGACCCACCAGCATCACGCGGAGCCGCCGAACTACCGGAAGCCGTGGGGTGAGAAGGGTACGGAGCCGGAGTCGAATCGCATTCCACCCGTGATTATCCCGCCCAAAGACATCAGAGCTTCCGCCCCGGCTGACACCGCCACGTGCAAACATTGCGGTCGCCAGATCAAGAAAATCCGCGATCCGTGGGGCTACGACAACTACCGGGGCCATGAGTATGGCTGGTATCACCCGGAACTCAGCGATGAGAAGTATGAGAGTTGGTGCGGCGACGAGTACGGAGAATATGCTGAACCCGCCGATGCTGCACCTACCGTCACAGCCTCGGTGGACGCTATGCCTGTCAAAGTCGTAAACGATCCCAACCTGCCCAAATCCCCTGAGGGGGTTCAGGACGCAACCTTCTTCAAGGAAAGCGATCCCGATGAAAACCTGCATGATGTGCTGAACAAGCACGGATACAAATTCGTTGGCCGTGTTTCCGATGGCACCCTGATGTGGGCCTTGGGAAAAGATCAGCGGGTTGTCGTCAATCCAAAAGCTCAGACGTGGCAGCACCAGACCAACGGAGCGGTCGATGACTCTGGCCCGCTGAATACTCTGTCGCAGCAACTCTCCTCCCGCAGCAAAACCGCCGCATTGGAGACCGAGAAAAGTGTCGATGACATCGTCGCCGGGCTCCGTTACTGGGACGATATCCACGACAGCTACAGGGGTGAAAATTTTGGTGCTGTATACGCGACTTACGGGGAGGCTTCGCCGGAAGCTCCGTGCGTGGGTAAGCTTAACTTTTCCGTTGTCGGGGATGAAATCAGCATCAAGTATTTGTCCGTGAGACCAAATTTCCGTCGCAAAGGAATCGCGACCAAGCTCTACGAAAAATTGAAAGAAGCTTATCCCGGTAAGAAAATCGACCATGGCATGACTACGGAAGACGGCACCGCATGGCTGAATTCCGTGAGGCAGGGGGCAGAGAAGCAAGCGATGAATGCACCGCAGTTAAGCCCGGATATGCTCGACAGAATGTATCGCGTGCAACTCGAAGGGCTCGCACAGGGCGACTGCGAAGGCACTGGCAGAGAAGATTGCGATTGCGAAACGTGTGAGGCACGGGAAGAGTTGGAACGACTCACAGGGAAGCAAGCTGCGGGGAAACCGAAGTGCCCGCATTGTGGTTCGACAGATTATGGTTTGATGCCCTCCGATTTCGAGACCGCCAAGTGCAACGATTGCGGCAAGAATTGGGATCATGGAATTGTGCCCGGAATCAACGACCCCAAGGAAGCCTCGGCTAAGGTTGCAGAAAAGGGAGCGGAACTGACTGTGCTGGGTACTAAGATGTCCGGCTTCGCAGGCGGCGGGCCGTTCTCGTGTATGGATTGCATTCACCGCACACCCCACTCCAAGAATGCGGCTGGTGAAATGGTTGACTCGTGCAAGCATCCAACAGTGATGGCCGATCCTGAACTGGCAGATCGTAAACTGCCGGATGGGACAATCGAAGTTGACAACGATGATTGCTGCACATTTGTGCGGCCAACAGGAGTCGATAAGCAGGCTGCCGTCCGTGAATTCCACGAGAAACTGAAAGAGGCTCTTGGTCAAGACAAGACTGCATCGTGCCATCATCAAAAAACTACTTGCCGCAAATGCGGTAACGTGCAAACGTGCCGTTGCTCCGCACCGAAAGTCTCATCCTTCGTGGAGACGTGCTCGAATTGCGACGGCAGCGATCCGTTCGCGAAATCCGCCGCTAAAAAACTCTACCACGTAACTCAGACAGAAAAAGTGCCCGCCATTCAGGCGAAAGGCATTCTCCCGCTCCAGCCCTCCAACTGGGTGAAGGGCGAGAGCGATGAGCGTTACGGTGAAGGCGAAATTTTCGCATTCAACAACCCGATTGATGCTGTCCGCTGGGCCGGAAAAATGGATTGGGATTTCAACAAGTCCATGGGGACGGGCAAGATTTCTGTCGTCTCATTCACTCCCGGCAAAGAAAAATGGGTGCAGGATACTGCCGATCCGATGGGTCAGGCCGGGGCTCAAGGAAAATGGTTGAAGGCTGTCGGAGCCATCAAGCCTGAGCAGATTGTCGGCGTCACTCCAGTGACTTCCGATCTGATTAAGGCTGTGGTTGCTGGTCAATCCGTAAAGCTTGCCGACATCGTCGAGAAGAGTTATGGCATGGGTACGCCGATTGGCGGCACCGCAAATCCGGGTGGGGCGTCGGATGATCCTGAGGCTGATGCTGCTGCGAACGATCTGATGGAGGGCAACGGCCCGGTGACTGGCGTGCAATCGTCTCAGAAGGAAGCGAAGATTGATCCGTTGCATTCTCCCAGCTACAAACCACCTCGCGATGACTCACGTGGTCACCTCGATGAATCGCTGAAGAAAGAAATCATGGAAGGTGTGTACGACGATATCCCTCAGGATTCCGGCCCCAAGAAGACAGTCAATGCGGCTGCATTGGAGGGAGAGATACTTCCGAAACGTCGTGGTAACTGGAAGCTGTACGCTTTTGAGCCGGATGGCAAGACTGAGATTGGTCGCTGGTATGTCGGCGACAAAGGCAAAGCGATTCCGATCATCAATGAGAACTGGGGGCCGATCACACAGCACCAGATTAACGAAATCGACCGCGTCGGTTACCTGAATCTGGGCGATGTCATCATCAAGGTCACGAACTTTGAGTTCCCCAAACCCGCCCCGAAGCCGGATGAGAACGGTCACACGCTCGATGTGATGGCCAGCGGGGAAGACGACCTCTACCTCGACATGCAGGACGAACATTTCTTGGATCAGGTGAGCGATGTTAAGCGGCAGGCTCGTGAAGCTTTCATGCAAGACGGCGAGATGATTCAGGTTGCCAGAGAGAACGGCTACGACATGAATCAGCTTTGGAAAGAAGTCGGCGAAGAGTACACGAACGACTGGTTTGAGGGGCAGCAGCACTTTGGCTCCAAGGAAGCGGCAGACGCTCCGAAGTGCCCGATGTGTAAGAGTGCAAAGGCCATTGCAGCCGATAGCGACAAAGCTAAGTCCAACGATCTAGGGCCGATACTGGCAGAATGCCTTGATTGTGGCGTTTTTTATACACTTTAAGCCTATTAAGTAGAGGGACAAAAATGTCCGAAAAAGAACCAGCTTTCAAGAAATACGCGAACGCCGAATTGAAGGAGCCCACTCTCTCTGTTCCCGATTGGGACAAGATGTACGGCACCCGCACGTTCGGGCACAAGACCGCGTCGTTCTCGAAGTTCGCTGCGGACTCCTCGAAGTATATTTTGTCGCACTGCACGATCATGTCCTCGGTCATGACCGAGGCAGACCCGTTTGACTATCACATCAAGCCGGAATGCAGTCACCTCGTAAACAACAACGATGACGCATGGACGAACGAGGTGTTGAAGCTGTCGCACCGCAGTTTCGTCGGGGCTTTCAACTTCGTCGAACACTTCCAGAATTCCAAGTACGCGAAGGGGCACATCCTCGATGCCGTCCTTCGTAAAGTCCAGATCGTTCCCGAAGAGCAAATCTGGGTTTACTTCTGCGACATCCTCGTGGCGACCGACATGACGCACGAGAAGCTGGTGAACGATATCCGCGAAGGCAAAGTCCGCTACCTGTCCATGGGCTGCGTGACTGACCTCGTCATCTGCTCTTATTGCGGAGCCCACGTCACCGATCAGAACACTTATTGCAACCACCTGTCGTTCCAGAAGGGCATGTTCCTTGCGGACGATGACGGCGTCGCACGCCGGGTCGCTGAACTTTGCGGCCACAAAACCATGGAAAACGGTGGGGTTAAGTTCGTGGAAGCAAGCTGGGTAGCAACCCCGGCCTTCCCCGGAGCCGCCAAACGGAACATCGTGGCGGATGAGTGGATGGGGCCGAAATCCCCGTACACCCGGAAGGCAGCCTTGGAGGAAGCCACTAATACTGCGTCCTTCGCCAAAGCGGCCTCGGAAAAGACTGACTTTGAAGCCCTTACAGTAGGCGACGTTCTTCTGGACGAAGACCCAAAAGGGCACCTGAGGCGATAATGGCAAACTTGAAAAAGGTACAAGCAGCGTTGGATCGTAAGCAGGCTGAACTCGACATGATCGACGATCAGCTTATGGGTATGCCCGAGATGGCAGAGCCGCCGATGGGCGGTGGTTTGGGCATGGGCACATCCCCAGAATTTGACATGCTGGCGGACAAGCGTGAACAGCTTGAAGAAGAAATCCGCAAAATGCGTGAGGGCATTCAGCTTATCTCCGAGTGGGAGAAGCTGAAGAACGGCCAGTGGTCTGAAGAGATCAAGCGGCTGTTGTCTGATATCGACCCCGAGATCGCAGGCATCGCAGGCGGCGAGCCCGAGGGCGGTATGGGGATTCCCCCGGCACCCTTAGCACCTCCTGCCCCGGCTGCACCTCCGGCACCTGAGTTGGCTGCCCCGGCTGCTCCGGCCCCGGCTCCTGAAGCCGCCCCAGTCGAAGAAGTTCCTGCACCACCCGCCGCTGAAGCGGCCCCTGAAGTCGCCGAACCCGCTCCTTTGGAGCCCCCGATGGCTTCTCAATCCTCAGCAAGCAAGAAAAACAGCTACCAATCCCCTGATAAGAAGGGCATTTCTGCCTCTTCTGAGACAAAAAAGGAAGGCTCCACTATGGCAACTGACGTTCAAAAGAAGCTCGCCGAAATCAAAACGAAGCGTGAGGCGATCAAGAAAGAAGCACAAGTTCGCGTGGCCTCGGCATGGACTATTGCGAAAACAATGCTGCCCGATGCCCCGGCAAACGTGCAGAAGAGTTTTGCTGCCAATCTGCTTTTGAACCAGACAAAGGTTCTCAACGCCGCCCTCCGTCAGACCGCAAAGAATGCCCACTACACCAAGATCGCGGAACAGTTCAAGGAAGTCCACAAGGTTGAACTGAACGACCTACTCGAAAATCCATCCATCCTCAAGTCCGAACGTGCTGCCGTTGAGAAAGAACTCAAGGGCGAGGCGAAGAACGCCACTGCCGCGAAGACTGCCGACGACCGCAAGGACGCTGGGCCGCAGACCGAGACCTACAACGATGGTCGTGGTCACGGCGGCGGGCCTGCTTCCGAGCCGAAGCCAATGGATGCGGGTTCTCCTCAGTCACAGACTGAAGCTGAGCACCGCCCGATGGACACCGTCAACAAGTCCGAAGGCGACAAGGCTGGCAAGGAAGCATCTGCCAAGCCGAAGACCGCTCACGATAAGGACTGCAAGGGCTGCGACGAGTGCAAGAAGTCTGCCGCTGCCAAGTGTGCTCACGGTGCCAACTGCGAAGGTTGCGACAAGTGTGCTGCCGAAAAGAAGGCCGCTGCTGAGTGCAAGGAATGCAAGGGCGACAAGAAGTGCTCGAAGCACGCCTCTGTGAAGACGGCTGAAGAGCCGATGATGGATGCACCTCCTGCCGAAGCTCCGGCTGCCGAAGCCCCGATGGATGCACCGCCTGCCGAGGAAGTTCCGATGCACGACGAGATGGCTCCGCCGTCCGCCGACGCAACTGCCGAGATGATTACCGACGAAAAGACGGAAATCGTCATGGAAGAGGCTGCGGAAATCAAGGACGCAATCTCTGCCATCGAACAGGCACTTCTCACCGAAAACGCCGAACAGCCTGCACTGCCTGAGGCCGAAGGCGAAGCTGAGATCGTCATGGACGAAGAGATGCCCGCTGAAGAAGAGGACATGTCCGGTGAGCTTAACCTCGCCAGCGTGTTCGACAGCGGCAACATGGAAGAGAAGAAGTCCGCTCTTGCCAATGAGGGCGAGTCCAGTGGTATGGACAGCTACTTTGGCCCGACATCTGCCGAGCAGATGGAGGCCTCACTGGAAGGCACTCAGATGGCCAGCATGGAAGATTTCTTCTCCCTGCAAGGTGCTGACGCCGATCCTCTTGCCAGCCTGATTGCTTCTGAGATCAAGACTGCCGAGCAGGTCGCTGGTATGGACGTTGTTGAGTCCTTCAGCGAAGCTGCAAAGCACTTCGAGTCTGACGAAGCCAAGAACGACACTCGCGACAACGAGAGCGATCACAAGGACGACCTCTTCGATGAGGCTCTGAAAGAGATCACTCCTGAAGAGCAGGGTGCGGTTCGTACCAAGCAGGACGCAACCAACGAATTGCAGGCCCCGAAGTCTGCTGCTAAGGCCCCGGCTGCGAAGCCGAAGGCCGCAGTTGCCAAGACAGCTTCCCCGGTTATCAAGCGGCTCAAGCCCGCTGCCCCGGATGCAAAGCCTGTTGACATTGCCACGGCCCTGTTCGGTCGCGACGAGTTCTAATCACCCGGAAGGCTACATCTTCTGGATCACAACCCCCGGCTTCGGTCGGGGGTTTAGTTTTGGGCAAAATGTCAGTGAAAAAGTTTCTTCGCTACGCAGTGCACTTATGAACGTGCTTTTCCTATAGTCCTCGCCCCCCAAAAAGGCTGGATTGGGATTAGTGCAAATCGTTTCAAACTTTAACAAAACCGAACACCATTCCACTGGAGGAATAACTATGTCTTTGAAGCTGACATATTACGGGCAAAACGACAGCGTTAACGCAACGCCTGCTGTTTTCCTAACGGGTGATCCGGGTACCGACCAGCAGACTCTTACGTCGGCGGGCTATCTTGGTGGTGTCATTGTCGGTCTCATCGACAGTGCCGCAACTCTGACTGCTCCGTTTGCGTTCCAGTCGGCCAACGAACCCGCTTTCGGCACCATCGGCAACATCGTCCCTTGCGACACAAGTGCGGTGAAGTACGGTGCAAACGAAGGCAACATTCCGTTCGCAGTTCTTCTCAATGGCCCCGGCGAATTCTCCGGCTCCATTGGGCCTTCTGGCTCCCGCAAGGCTCCCACGGTTCGTGCCATGTTCCAAGGCAACGTGGACTTTCAGGGCTATGATGCCGCAGGTGCTTTCAAGGTAGGACAGTACGTCTACTGCGGAGGCAACGCACACACCAACGTTGGGCTTTACACAGACTCCACGCACACGGCTTCGACCACTGCGATTGGCATCTGCACCCACGTGCCGTCCGTCACCGAGCCTTGGCTTGGTGTGGCGAGCTTGATCTAAGGAAACAGGAAACAGGAGAAACCATTACCATGGCAAACCTTTCACGTACACAACAGCAGACCGCGATGCTTGGGCAGTTGCTCAAGACCGCTGGTGGTCGTCAGAAGCTCGCCGCTTCGTTGGGGCCTTCGCTCCGTCGTCGCCGCGACTATATGTCGATTGCCCGCAAGGCATTGATGGTCGAAACCCTACCTGATGGTGCCCTGCCCATCTACGATAAGGAATTTGACACGTCGGCAATGACCGTGGGCTCGACCCCCGGCTCGTCCTTCGTGGAAGCCTTCGTCGTGGGTGAAGAAGGCGGCGACATCGTCCGCGTCACCAAACCAAAGCGTGTCACGGTTCCGACTTTCGAAATCGTGTCCAACCCGATGATTCCGATCACGCAGATCAAGGAACGTCGTTTCGACCTCGTTGCTCGTTCACTGAATTTGGCGAAAGCCGAAGTCGGTGCGGCTGAGGACGGATACGTCTTCTCCCTGTTCGACGCGGTTGCATCCTCGGCTGCAACGCACGCCTCCAACGATCCGGTCTACAACCCGGACATTCCGATCAATGCTCCTATCGACATCAACTCGATGGCCGATGGCTTTGGGCAGGTTCAGCGTCACGACTTGTCTGTCGCGTTCGTCTTCTTCAATCCCCGTGATTACACGGATTTGCTGAAGTGGACTCAGCAGAACATCGACCGCGAAACCCAGCGTAAGCTGTTGAAAACGGGCGTGATGGGGTACTTGTGGGGTGCGACGCTCCTCCAGTCTCGTAAGGTCGGCTACGGCTCGATCTACATTCTGGCGGACGCCGAATTCCTCGGTGTTATCCCGGAACGTGTGCCGCTCACCGTCATGTCTGCCGACCGTCCTGACCTCCGTCAGATCGGTTTCAGCATCTTCGAAATTCTGGGCTTCCTGATCTTCAACCCGTCAGGTGTTCAGCGTCTCACGGTCAACGGTCGCTTCAACGCTGCCGCCAACTACGGCGAGAACTAACCTTCTCGTTGTCGTCGGACAACAAATCTGGGCCATACTTCGGTATGGCCCTTTTCTTTTTTCAATCCCACCGTTTTCAAACCCATAGGTAGCGTCATTTTGCGGTATTAGATTACTGGAGGACTCTGCCTGTGCAAAAGTCATACGTCGTAAAACGCCCCGTCAACTTTGCCGACTTCAACTTCTTCGTGAAGGTCGGGGACATTTTGAAACACGACACCCAAAACCACAACAGCTTGACTGTGTACCGGGGCGGTGCAATTGTCAAGACTCTGTCACAAACAGTACTAGGCATCAAAGCAATGCTGATGAACGACTTCATCGCGGAGCTTCATGATGCTCCTCCGGCCCCGGCCAAGGTCGAGCCTGTGAAAGAAGTGGTCAAAGCCCCGGAACCTGTTAAAATAGCTCCTAAGCCTGCTCCCAAGAAGGAAGAGCCCAAGAAATCTGGGTACACCGCTGAGGAGTACACCCCAGCCGTCAAGCGTGGTAAGGCTCAACCTAAGGAAGTGTCGGTGGACGAAATGCCGGAGCAACTACGCAAGGCCCTCGCCATCGAAGATGAAACTGTCTAGTGCCGAGATCGCCCCGGAAAACAACTTGGTGGGCCGCTGCAAAGAAATGCGGAGGCCGCTGCTGGTATTGTGGCTTCGTGCCCGATCCTGAGGCCATGACAGTCGATCACGCCAAGCCCCGGAGCCGGGGCGGGCTGAACTTCGCCGACAACCTCCTTCCGGCCTGCCTGTACTGCAACAACCTCAAAGACAATATGACGGTGTCCGAGTTCCGAAAGTTCGTCAAAGTCCGGGTGATCCGTAACCTGATGTCTCTCGGGTACGTCCTCGGCGATCTAAGTGCCATTCGCATAGTGTTTTACGGTGAAGGCAACGACTCCCCGCTAGGCTACTGACTACCCAAATCTACAGTGAGGGCTTTTTGCGTCCATGGGCGAGCGTGTCTTCATTACAATTCCACTGTACTTGGCGGATTTTCCATCCACTAAGACCGCGATTTCGCTGCCGGACTTGGTGAGGCAGACTAACGCCTTCTCGAAGAAATACCGCCCCGGCTGCACCCCGACTCTTCAGGATTCAAGTCCCAAAGAGCTTTTCCTCCACTACAACGTCAAGTGCCACAAGGAAGATTCCGATCCTGCTGGGCACGATGTGCGTGTGAAATTCGATCTCGCGAAGCTGGATGAGACGAAGCAGGCGAAAGACCTTGACGTGCAGGTTAGCTGCTCGTGTCCGGCGTTCCTGTACTGGGGAGCCCAGTGGAACCTGCATCAGCGTGACGGCTTGCTTGACACGCCCCGGCCCGAACTGCGGGCTCCAACTGAGCGTCTTGATCTCCGTGGGAATTTCGTGATTTGCAAACACATTCATGCGGTGTTCGAGCGAATCCTCCCCTCGGTGCAGCACAACATCGTGAAGATTCTTCGCGAACGGGAAATGGCGAGAAAGAAGGACGAGAAGGACAAGACGCCAGAGCGGCTGTTGAAGGATCAGGAACGTTTGCGGAAGAAACAGGAAATCGAGAAGATTCGTAAAGTCAAGGATCAAAAGGTTCAGGAAAAACTGTTGGACGCTTTGCGGAAGAAAGAGGAAGAAAAGTTAGTCCATCAGCAGGAGCTTGAACAGGGCGAACATGGAGAACCCGAGCCCGCTGTCGTTGGCCGCAATGCTGAGCCGCCGTCTATCGTGACGCCGGAAGCAAAGCCCGCTCCAGCCCCGGCTCCGGCCCGGCCAGCCCCGCGTAAGCCGCGTGAGGAAGAGGCGATTGAGGAGCTTACGAACGACGAACAAGCGAAAATCGAAGAGGCTCATGAGAAGGGTGAACCGCACTTGCACACAGGCCTGCCGTATAAGCCGAGGGAAGAGGAATAAATGCCGCTGCCGATCACAGCTATCACGAACGGGCCGTACCCGAACCGCATCCAGATTCAACTTGGATCGCTGCAAGGCCCATTCACGCAGGACGGGCCTCTTGGAAATTTTGATCCGAGCAGGGATTTGCAGTTCTACTGCAACGGGGCAAGACTGATCGTGCAGACGTGGTCATTCGATGCGAATAACAATCGGTACCTCGTCTTCATGACTACTCAATTTGATTTGCAGGGTTTGATTCAGGTCACGCATCACATGCCTGATCCGCCCTTCCAGTTCAACGCGAACCCGCCGATCTTCGGTATTCAGGTTGGTACCGAGCCGGACATGGACGCAGGATAAACTATGTCACAGTACCTTTGTGCGTCAAAAGAAATCAACGGGCAGATTTACATCACTCGATTGTCGCAAGCCATCGACGATCACACTCCGGGTATTCCTTCGGAGACTGACGATGGCGTGTGGTACTTCGTCGGGCCGGGCTCTCGTCCGTCCATTCAACAGTACAATCCGCCGAACCAGTTCATTCTGACGTTTGATTTCCTGTCGCACCTCACGTGCCGCATCGTTGACATCAGCACGTGGCCTCCGACCGTTGTCAACCCGATTGGCAACGCATCCTCGGGTGGGCCGAACACGAGCAATCAGTGGCAGCCAACCACATTTTATCCGACAGGATCGCAGATCGTTGATCCGGCTCATCACCTCCAGCAGGCTGGCGGCACAGGAGCACCGGGCGGTAACGGCGGCGTCTCCGGCTCGATTATGCCGACGTGGAATGATAGCGGCGGTACGACGACGGATGGCACAGGCAACACTCAGATCGTTTGGGTTGATCGTGGCCATGTGGCGTCATTTACGACCCAGTTCTCGTTCATGGCAGATGCCATCACGCTCAACCTGAAGGGCGGCAACACAGATGGATCGGTGAACGACTACTTCAACCCGCCGCTGATTGATCGCGGCCTGTTGTTCATCGACGCAACGACGAACACGTACTCGGTCACCATCTCGTTAGACCCAAGCTGGGTGCCGTTCCTTCTGAATCCCAACTACACGGCTTATTTCCGGCTGTATCGCCGGGCGATTGGGACGCTGCCATGGATTCTGCTTCAGGATTGGGTGCCGACAACGTTCTCGTACACGGACAGTGCTTTGGCGACCTCACCGTTCCGGTATCAGTACACGGCGACGTGGGGCGACCTGTACAGCCCCAGTGCCCCGTTCAACCCGGTCTTGCATGCCGAGGGCATCCCCGGCTTCTACGTGGTCACGGTGGATTCGACCGTGGAGCACCCGAGCTATCAGTTCCAAGTAAATGAACCACTTACACTTAAGTTTGAGAGTGACATGGCCTTTGTCAACCTCGATCCCCGGCAGGAATTCGTGGTTGAATCGCCATCTGACACAATCGGTTTTCCCGTCTCTACTATAGGACGATTCGGCGATCACCCTATCGGCACAATGGCTTACGGTACGGTCGAGTCGCGGCAGGAATTTATTGCGGAAGCCGTATCAGAAGTCCCGATCAACATTCCGTTCGGTGCCGGGCCGAGTAACTATTATGGCAGCATGTCTGCGACGGCCCAGTTGGAGTAAGGAGACGCATGTACAAGTTTGAAAACGAAGTCGAATTGAAGGTGATCTCCGGGGAAACCGGAAAAGTCGTCTACGAGTGGAAAGACCCGAACGCCATTTCGGATGACTTCGTTGTTGGTGGTGAAGTTGGTGGACGCATTTATGAGCACGGTTATATCCCGCCTTCCACCGGAAGCACACCATACTGCTTCCTTCTGCCCGATGATCCAATCGGGCTGACAAACTGGACTAGCGGAATGTGGGCCGCACAGGGCAGCGTTTTTGACCGACAGAATCCGTGGGCACCTTACTGCACCTCTGTGAACAATTCCGTGGATACCTCCGCAGAGCCGAACTGGAAGCTGGCTACATCGACGACATTTTTGGCCCCGGATAACACGACGGTGCTTTCGTACCCGACAGGTATTGCCGGACGTTGGCGTTTGTTCTACCAGTGGGGCACCAGCGGCGGGCTGCCCGGACTTGGTTTGCAGTTGAAGGCTCTCGGACTTACTGCATGGGAGAACGACATTGTTGACCAGCAGTACGGTGCTGGATCGACCACGAACATGCAACCAACAATCTTTGTTCCGCAGACACTTGTTGTTCTGCCGACATCAGTTTTCATTCACGGACGTAATGGTGGAGCAGGAACCCCGGACATTCTTCAGGTTTCCTACTTCCTGTCCATTGTGGGGGCAAGCTAATGGCTGTTAACGTATTTCAAATCGGCACCATCAACGGCAAGATGATGTTCAACTCGGGCTCTGACGCTACTCGTAAGGCCGGAGCTTACGTGTCGGAATACCCGTTGCAGCCCGACAACCTGAACGGCCAGCTTGCCCGCTACACCCGCATCTTTGGTATGTGGCAGAATGCCGCCCTCACCCAGTCCTCGAATAACACGTTCATTGGCTCCTATGGTCAGGATAACGGGTACAACCAGAGCACTGGGCCGAGCAACCCGCTCCCGTGGCGTCCGAACGGTGGATACTTCCTTCGTGGCGTGTGGTTCACTGACAATACGATCCCGCCTGTGACGAACCCGGTTGTGGCTCGTGATGGCTACTACGGCAGCTTTGTCGGCGGCTGTGAGCAGTTCGATTACGTTTTCGACATCAACACCCTCGCTGTGGATTATGAACCGCTGTACGGACACGGCACAGGATACACATGGCCTGAGTTGGTCAATCAGACTTTCCCGGATTCCGGTCTTGCCCGGCAGTTCCGCGATTCCAGCAACCCGCTGTCTGATGCCAGCTTGACAGCAACGAATTCTGCGTCAGCCTTCACCCGCACGCCGTACATGCCGCCTGTCTATCACCACCTGTACTGTGCGAATTTCCCGGTCGGCTCTTCGACTCTTGGTTCGGGCAACACCAAATTCTTCTTTGAAGAGCGTCCATCATTGCGTGCTGCCGGATTCAACGACAACAACTCCATGATCGACAGCGGCAATGATGTCGCCACTTCGTACATGAACGGCAACCCGGCCTCGGGTGGGCCGTACACAACCGATCCATTGAAGGGAGCGTCTGCAAGTTCTCCCACCAGCAACTCACAGGAGTATTTCCAAGTCACTGGTGTCCGCAAGCTCAACAGTCGTGGTTTGACGATGCACCTCGCCAAGGTGTTCGACAACGGTTGGAATGCCTTCCCGTATCGCTACGAAGAGGACGGGATCACAGAAGAACCAGTTCTGCCCGTCAATGTGCAGACCCAATACCTCTGGCAGCGTGGTCAGGACTTCACGGTTACTGCGACGAGTGTCACCAGCAACGTCGCGACATTCGTGTGCGTGAACACACTGGCAGCCGGGGATCAGGTCATCATGAACGGGTTCCAGAACCACTCGGAGTACAACGGACAGGTGTTGACTGTCCTGTCCACCGGGTTGTCTGGCCTGCAATTCGAGGCGAACTGGACGGCTTCAAACTACTCATCGTCGCCGGAGTCTACGAGCGGTGCCGTGGCCAGCCTCAATCCTGACATCCGCATCCGTCAGGCAGCTACGTTCACGATCAACGAAGAGTACTACGGTCTCGTATCGGATACGAAATGCTCAATCTGGTCGAACAAGTCTTCCATGTTGCCGCTGGTGTTCTTCGATCTTGCAGACACTTGGTCTGCCTCTGTTCGCCCACGTATCGCTGGCGTGGCGGTCTCCGGCGTCAATCAGGGAATTATCACGAACGTTTCGCTGACCAGCAACGTCGTGACTATCACAGCCAACAACAACTACCAGAATGGTCAGAACATCTACATCCAGAATTTGACCAGTGCCACATTCCTGAACGGTCAGACCTTGACTGTGCAGACAGCCACACCGCTGCAATTCACGGCTTCGTTCACTCATGCGGATTACGCTTCTACGCCGGATACTGGTGAATGCGGCGGTTACCAGATTTACTTCCTTTCGGAAGATGGCATCCTTGCGATTTACGATTTCACCCAGCTTAACGGTGCGATCTCACTGGTCGGTTTCAACGCCCCCACTCCGGCTCACACTTGGGAGTGCTACGGTGCGATGAAACTGAGTGCCGATGGCTCCACGCTCTATGCCATTTATGGCACAGTGTCGCCTGATCCGCGTCTTACGACGGTAACGGGTGCTGTGGCTCCGCGTGTGGGTGTCATCTCCTACAACATCGGGACGCAGACTTGGCAGACTCTCGGCACCATGAGCTTCATGCCGAATCAGGCACGCCACAATGGGCGTTCTTTGCACGAACTGATTGTGCTTCGCGATGGCCGTCTGGCTGTTTGCGTTGAAGAAGTCAGCTACACGAACCCGAATGTCACGAATATCCTGACCCCCTCCGGGACGCCGACAGCGACCGTACTGCCGAACATCCGTTGGCAGGTTGGCTTGCTTGATCCGACCGGGCCGACATGGAACTCCGCTCAAATCGACGCCGTCACGACGCCGGATGCTTCACCGAACACTGCGTACATCAGCACGATTCAGTCGGCTGGTAGCAACCTGACGATTACTTTCTCGCCGACATTGACGACTCAGTTCCCGGTTGGTGCTGTGTTGATGATTAACATGAACACGCAGCTTGGCGGTCACACAGAACTCGACGGTCAACTCATCACCGTCCTGACCTCTTCAACATCACAGATCACGGCGACGATTCCTTCGTACAACTCGACCTATGGCCCAGTTAGCCAGAGCGGCACTTTGACGCAGGGTATCCAGTACGGCACCAACACTGGACAGACGGGCTTCAACAACCTCAAGGATTTCTGGTTCTACATGCCCAACGCTTTCATGCATGATGTGGCAACGAACAAGCTGCTCATCCAAGGCAACTGGACGGCTGGCAACTTGTGGGTTCTGGACATCAGCGGAACGACCCTTGGTACGTCCAATGCCAACTTGACACCAGTTCCGGCCTCCACGCTCTGGAGCTACGGCGGCGGCAGCGGTTGGACTGGCAGCGACACGTTCGTTACCAACAGTTCGAACCCGGCGTATGAGCCAGTGTCGATCACGCATGCAAAAGACTTTGCGACAAACGCTGATCGTACCATGTTCTACGTCCACAAAACGTACACGCTGTTCGGCGACTCCCCGCTTTATCAGGCGGCACCGGGGTACACGTGGGGAGCCCCGAACACACTTCAGTTGATGCATCTCAACAGCATGGCAGGAGTCACCATCAATTCGTTTGGTAAGGATTGCTGGACTGAAGGCGATCTCGGCAGCCGCTTCATCGGCAACGACGCCGCTCAGAACTGGACGTATCCAGTTATGACGCTGGACAACTACATGCACTTTATCCGCATCACCAGCGGCCTCACGAGCCCACCGCAAAATCTGCCAAATGGGAACTCGCTGTACGGTCTGTGTGCTCAGAGTTTTGCATGGTTGCCGACCTACCACAAATGGGTGGGTAACTCCGCGTCGATCACCAGCATCCAGATTGCTGGGAACGTCCTCACCGTACAGGCGACCAACACATTCAGTGCGGGCGATCATGTGACATTCTCTGGCGTCTCGAATGCCACGTTCCTGAATGGCATGACCGTGACCGTCCTTTCGGCTGGTCTGAGCGGTGCACAGTTCGCAGCGAAGCTCACTTACCCGAACTACGGGCCTACAGCGAACAGCGGTACCGCAGAGGTCATGTGGAAGATGGCGGACAATTTCGCCGATGCTTTCAACAACCCGATCTCCATCCCGTCCGCAAACACAAACGTCCCGCTGCCTTACGGGTTGCAGGTACAGTTCGGCCCGAATAGCAGTGATACTTGGACGAGTCAGGGTAGCAAGGCGACGATCACGAACGTTTCGATCTCTGGCAACACCCTTACCGTGTTGACCACGACGAACAACTTCAACCCCGGAGACAAGGTCACCCTGTCCGGTCTCACGACGGCGACCTTCTTGAATGGGTTGACGGTTACTCTGGCCTCGGCTTCAACTAATCAGTTCACCGCGACCGTTGCGTACTACAACGGCGGTTACGGCCCGGCTGCCGACACTGGAACGGCAAACGACATCAGCATCGGCAACAGCGAATTCTTCACATTCAATCTGTGCTGGGGCAACACGAAGTTCGCCCGTAAGTCACGTTTCGCGTGGTCAATGTTTGCTGGACAGACGTTCCTCCAGACTGACGCCCGCACTGTGGCAGAGCAAAATGCAGTTGGGCTCTACTTCGTGGATACCGATCAGTCCAACGTGGCATTTACGGCTCCAACTTCGATCAACCCGACGCCACAGACTGCACCGTTGACAACGCCTCTTACCGGGTGGAACACACAGGTCACGTGGCCGAAGCTGGACACTGGTAACTACCCGTATGATGCAACTGCGTTGCAGATGGTCATCACGGCAAACAACTTCGATCCGACAACGAACGTGTACACACCGTACACCGCGTCCAGCCCGAACATCACATCGAGCGGCGATCAGGCAGGATTCCCAAACTGGCAGGCATTCGCAGGCAGTGCTCAGCGGTTCTGGAAGTCGAACGCGGGCAACACTGGCTCGCTCACGATTGATCTGGGTGCCGCTACGCTCATCAGCGGATACAGCTTCCGTCTGTTCTACGACTCGTCCAACACTGTGTCCGGGGCACCTGTAACGTGGGTGCTGCAAGGTTCGAACACCAGTGCGTCCGGGCCGTTCACAACCATCGACTCGCAAACGGGATTCTCCGCCTTCAAACGCGGCGTTGCCTTCACGGCGAGCACGCCGGGCAGCTTCCGCTGGATTCAGTTGAGCATTACGCAAGCCAGCGGCGGTAACACCCCGTCTCTGGGTATGCTCCAATTCTACAGCGGCTCACGTCAGTCAACATTTAACTTCTCTGACCTGTGCTTCATGAACTTCGGTTCTCAGGTTGGCGGTCAGTCTTCGGATGCACCATACTACCTCATAAACGCGAATATGTCGCGTGGCTACAAGTTCGAGGTGAGCACCAACGGCGGCATCTCTTACACACAAATCACTCCGCTCTGGCGTGCACACATGGGCTACGCTTACACGTTCGCCCGTCAGGTGGGCATCACGAACCTCCGCATTACTGTGCAGCAGGGGTACAACTACAGCACCACGCCTTTCAACGCAGGCGGCGGCACTGTGTTTTCAACCGCAGCTTTCGGCCCGGTGTATCTGTTTGATTACGGTTCCCAGACCACCATCAACAATGCTCGTCTCGGAAGCAGCACCGCACCCGTCGCTACGCCAGCGGCAGGCTCGTTCGATCCGCAGTGCATCGGTATGTCCGTGGACGCCATGTCATTGTCGCTCGACGGCGGCTCGACTATGGCATTCTCCCCGTCGTATCCGACAGGCCCGGTCTCTCCGTTCACTCAGACATTCAACACGAACCAGTATTGGGCTGTGTTGGGCTGGTGGAGCATGGAACCTGTGCCCGCTCCCGCGAGTGGCGTGAGCTTCTTCAAGGCCCACCCGTTCTACGGCTTCCTGTTGTTCCAAGGGGCCGGGCCGAGTGGTGCATTGAGCACACAGAGCGGTACAAACCTCAGCATCGAGTATCACTGGGGTCGCCGAGTCTAAGGAGGCCCCGTGAGCATACCAATCGACACATATTTCACGATTGATCCGTCTTCGGAGTTCAAGTCCAAAGCTCACGGCGTTCTGTTTTCGCAGGAGCTTTTCTTCTACGTTTCGGATACCAGCGAGCTTCGTGTGCGAAACTTCAACGGGCTGGTAGCGTATGCGATTGCTCAGGACGTAATTTGGGCCTCGGCAATCTCAGCCACAGACAAAATCAATCTGTACTACGCAAACACGAGCGGGGAAGTTTTCTACATCCCCTACTTCCATTTCGGGGCGGGGACTTTGACTGCTGTTCCGACTGGGATCACGGCTGCCCTCACGTTTGATGTTTTTTACGTGGCCCAGAGTAGCCCGCCTGTCTACACGATGGTCGTGGATAACGGGCAGATTCATACTCTGTATGTCGCCAATGATCCGGGATTCACTTCGATTCGTGCGAGCGAGACGATTTACACAAATGCGACCGACCCGACACATTTTGTGACGCGGCCCCGCATCGCTATGCACCCGCAGGATACCGACAGGCTGACCGTGCATTGTCAGAAAATTCTGGTTTCAAACGGATCGTCTGGCACCGGATTTTATGTGGTCAGAGTTCCAAGCGTGAGCTAAAGGCGGTATTAACAGACAATGCCTCTTATCGTCACATCGTTGATGTTCACCAGCAGCGAAGCCCCCTCGAATTTCGAGGACAATGTCGTTTTCACGGCGACAGTTACCGGGGTGTCTTCGTTTCCGGGCGGGCCGACTGGCACGGTCGAGTTCTGGGACGGCGTCCCGCCGAGCGACGGCGGCACCGGGGTTCTGATCGGCACGGTTCCTCTCGTGGGGCTGACCGGGTTCACCGGGCAGGCTCAACTCCAAATCTCCTCCTTGACGGCGGGGATTCATACCATGGTTGCGATCTATAGCGGAGATGCCAACTTCGCGACCAGTCAGAACTACCCGCCCGGTTTCACTCAACAGGTTCTCACGGTGCCCGCCAGCGGCGGAATCTTGCCGGGCTTCGCCCTGATAGCGAGCTACACCTCGTCCGGCGACGCCAGCCTGCCGCCACAGGCCTCTCTGACGGCTGTACCGCTCACTGTGGCCCCGTTTGCGTCGGTGATCCTCCTCTGGGACACCCTCAACGTGGCCTTCGTTCGCATTCAAGGAAACAATCACGTGGATTACCAATCGCCGCCTCCGCCCGGCAGCATTTCTGGTTTTGACACGGGGTTCATATCTACAACAGGCTCAGGGGTTTACGTGGTGGGCAACGGGTTTTCAGCCACGATTACCCTGACCTTAACGACCTACGGGCCGGGGCAAGTGCTGCTCGCTCCGTCTTCGGCGGTCACGATCACGGTGACGTAACACGGCAAGCTAAAGAAAACCCAGACTATCCGACCCATTTCTAGGATGCCCTTTCTCCGGCATCCATCAGGAGAAACGTACCATGGCTAAGAAGATCGCACAAGTTGACAACGACGCAATGAACTCGCTGTACGCGGGTGAAATTTCCCGTCTCGGCGGCAAGGTTGCTGCTGAAGGCAAGGACGGCAAGGAAGAAGTGGGCGGCATTTCCCACGATCCGCAGGCTTTCGAAGATCACGACAAGTATCTTGAGACCCTGAAGTCCGCTCTGGCCGAAGACGAAAAGTCTGGCGGAAACCCGAACGACCCGATCACCGACTAAGGGAGACCGATGAAGCACGCCGCGAACATTTTGGGCGACGCACTCGCTGAGCCCAAGGCGGCGGATTTTAGGAAATTCTCCCACCTGATCGTTCCGGGGCGTATCGTCACCGTCCTCGACGGGACGAAATACCGGGTCGCATCTATGGTCAGCGGCCCCACTGGGGTCAAAGTAAAGCTGGCCAATCTACAGGGGGAGTCTATTCCGACTCCCGCCGACTTCCACCCAATCAACGTCACCATGGCCCACTTCGGGGCGTGGATGCGGTTCCATGTCGCTTACAACAAGGACTTCGACCGCTACGTCAAGAGCTACATCCAAAAGGCCGGGCTCCCTGTTGACGACAAGATGAATTGGTCTAGCTGGCTGGCCTCGACCATCGGTCGTCATCTCAAGGGCGACGATGATTTGAAGGATGAAGCCATCCACTTCGGCGTTCTCAAGGCCCTCGAAGACCGCAACGTCCTCGCGAACTTCCAGAATGCTATCAAGAAATTCCCCGATAAAGTCCAGAAGGAACCGCTCGCCCGTCAGGTGAGCCACTTCCTGTGGCAGACGTTCATCTGGATGCGTGATCGCGGCGACTTCCAAGAGTACATCAACAAGATGCAGCCCGAGCAGGAAGTGTCCATGCAGGATGAGGGCACTGACGAAGGTGAAGAAACCAATATTCTTGAGACCGAGCAGTACGCGACACCGAGCCGGGCTGGGGATGTTGAAGCTGATCTCGATGTTGAAAAGTTCAAAGAAGATTTTGGCAAGTGGTTAGTCAAGAAGTACGGCCAGAACGAGCAGGCCTACACCACCGCAGGGCAGTATCTCTTCCTGTTTGATATGATCTGGGAAAGTGTCATGAGCCATGGTACTAAGCCCAAGCGGAATGAGATGCTGCCCCAGTGGGAAAAAGAGACGGGGCTGAGCCTCGGCAGTTTGAAGGCTTATCTCGGCGATTTGGCCGGGCTGATCTCATCGTTCGTCCGTGAACGCGGCGACTACTACGAAGATTCCAACGTGTTCATCAATCTTGTCCGCAACATGACCGAGACCAAGCCGAAGGGTGTGCCTGCCCGTGCGTCTTCGCTGCACTTGGCTGAGGGTATCGACGGAGATGTTGCCGAGGCTAACAAGGAAACGGTTGCCCCGATTACGCTGTCTGCTGCTGAAAAAGAAGCCACACCAGCGGGCGATCTCATTTCGAAAATGCCACAGCGTGGTAAGCCGAAATCTCCCGAACAGTTGGGCCTCGTTCGCAAGACTGAAGATCAGATTTATCGTGAGCAACACGGAGCTTCGAAGGAAGCATTCTTCTCCCCTGAAGACGCAGAGAAATTCCGTGAACACAATCAGGGCAGCAATGTTGCCTTGAATCAGGACGAAGAGGACTATCAGAAGTGGGAGCCCGTGATGGTGATCCACACTGAAGACGAAAAGACTGCCGCTGATCCTGATCCGAATCCCGCTACACGTGATTGGCAGCCCGGCGAGTGGTTCAATCGAAACCGTGTCCCGCAGAACCTTGGCCAGTGCTCCTGTGAGTGGGAGAAGTGCCCGCTGGGCCACAAGGCTGGTGGTTGCATGAATCCTGCCGCCCACCTGTTGGAGATTTTCGGTACCAAAACCCGTTACTGCCAGTCGTGTCTGGAAGCAACGCAAGCGAATCTGCCTGCCAAGGACATCCGCATTCTGTCTTCGGAGAAAGTCGCTGCGACGGCGGATGATTTTTACTCCCAGATTGCCCAGTATCACAACCAGCACGGCGGCTCCACGTTCCATCCGAAGATGGGAAACCTTGACGGTACCGACATGTGGTCTGTCAGCATTCGCAAAGACCTTCAGGTAATTGAGAATGGGGCACAGATCGCTCCGGCACAGGTCAAGCAGTACGTTGAGTCGCAGGGTGTGCAGACGGCCATGAATGATCCCACCAGCAGCATCGGTACGTGGGCCAACTCCGGGCAGACATACTTCGATGTGGTTCAGACAATTGCCGACCGCGACACCGCCATCGCTCTCGGTAAAGAACACGACCAGATTGCGATCTTCAACTTGAAGACCCACGAAGAGCTTATGCTCGCCGATCTGCCGGAAAAAGAGGCGGCATCCAAGCCTCTCGCTGATGAGTGGCGTTTGGTTCTTGGTGAAAATGGGTATCACCCTGCTCAGCCGACTCCGAGTGGTGATGAAGTTTGGAGAAATCCGTACAACGATGTTCAGATCATCATCGTGACTCACGGTATGAATGAGTTCTGGGCACCGCTGATTGATGGTAAAGCAAGAAGCAACGATCTGAGCCGTTCTACAGCCTCACTTGACGCCTACCTCTCTGCGTATCAGGATATGGACTCAGGCGTGAAGAATGGCAGTACGAAGACCGCTCGCCTTATTCGTGGTGATGAACTCACACCAGAGATGCGTGAGCAGGTATTGGATGCTTTCCCGCGTCGGTGGACAAAGGACAACCCGCACCGGGCTGAGACATGGAAAGAATGCCCGAATTGTGACATCAACAATCCGTTCGTGGCTGACGCCGCAGCGGAAGGGCACAATCACCCAGTCATTCCGATGATCGTGGACGACGAGTGGATTCGTAACTACGCATTCAATTTCACGAATGACGGGCGTTTGAAGCGTCCGCAACATGCTTTCCCGTTGTGGAAAGGCCAGCACGCTGCCTCGATTAACCACCTATTCGCCATGGACAAGCAGGCGTATGCAGATGATCGCCGAGAAGAAATTGGCGAACTCATGCGTGACGGTAAGACCGTGTACTACGCATACGTCAATGGTGTGCGTGAGGAATCAGAAGATCGCGAAGCGGTACGCAAGAAGCTTGAATCACGGCACCCGAAGAAAGCCGCATTCGATCCGCAGCTTGCAACCCTCCTTGGGTCGTGGGTTGTGTTGATGCTTGGCAAGTGGCTGGGCAATAAGTGGCAGGAATATTTTGGCGACGGCTCCTCGCTCGTTCAGAAAGCTGAATCCATTTTGGAGAAGAAGGGCGTTACTTCCCTTGCGACATTGGATAGCTACGCCCAGCAACAGGGCACAGACCGCTTCAGAGCGTTCTGGAAACTCGCTGCCCAGCAGCTTGTGCTCTCCGTTGCGGTCACAACTGGAATTTCAGCGATGAATCTGCTCTCCGGTAAGGGCGAAACGGTATCTCAAACGCCAACCCAAAACCAGATGACCATCACTGACGAAGTTGATGCAGTCCCCGCCGATCAGCAAGCTCCGCAAGTCGATCAGCAAGGCCCGCAGCAAGTCAATACGCCTCAAGGTCAGCAACAGGTACAGCAAGATCAGGATGACAACCCACAACGGCAGGTTAAAATGACCTCGGACAAGCGGGCTACTTCCCTTGGCCCGGCATTGCCGTGCTGCGGTTCTGTTACGGGGCACCACAAGATGGAATGCCCGGTCTACAGTAAGAATTTCGACGAGACGTTGGAGAAGCTTTATCCCAAGAAAGCGGACGAGAGTCCTGAAGAAAAAGCTGAACGGCTGAAGTTGCAGCGGCCCGAAGGCTATTGGGAAGGCTTGGACGATGTCTCTGAAGAGCCTCAGCATGCAGAAGAGGACTGGGAGATTGCCAACCGCACGCATCTGTACTGCCCGCGTTGCCTTGAATGCGTAACGTGCAACCTGCGTCCGTGCAAGGACGGCGGAGAACATCTGCCGGGCGTTCCTGAAGATCAGAAATGGGATGCGTACAGGAAGGAAGTTGAGGGCGGCATGTTGAAAGAGGGCGACCTCGGCCACGATTTCTACAACGCCATTCGTCCGCAGACTATGCCGGGTGATACGGGTCGCGAAATGCACTCGGATACGACTGGACGTGTGCGTGTAGGCAGTGATCTGACCGAGCCCGGCCCACATTCGCCGAATGCTCCTTACGTTGCACCTCGGAATCCGAGCAACGAAGTAAGTGATCGCGAGGTGTCGGACACGCAGGCACAAGACCCGGTGAATCCGTACAGTCAGGATTTCAGTCAGGTGGAGAACAATCAGTTGTCGTCAACAGCCTCGAAGGAAGCCGCCCAATCTGGTGTCGGTGCCCCCGCTGGCGGTGCTGCGGTTCCGCAAGAAAATGCCCAGCAACAGCAGCAACAGGGGCCGATGACTTCCATTTTGCTGAATCAGCAAGACCCGGAAAGTGGCTCCGGGGCTGGCGAGCCTCCGAAGCAGCCAGAGAGGAAGCACATCCCACCGGAGTTACCGAATCAGAGGTTCTATATGGCAAGTTTGGGCGGACTAGAAGTCGCGAAGGTCGCGAGCAAGCAGGCATACATCTATCAGGCAGCCCTCGTCTGCGACGAATGTGCCCGTGAGACCATGAAGCAGTTGCAGCCTCCGGCGAATCCGGCTGATGAGCACACGTTCGACTCGGACGATTACCCGAAAGGCCCATACCCGAACGGCGGCGGTGCCGCAGACGGCCCGCAGCACTGTGATAAGTGCGGTGTGTTCCTTGAAAATCCTCTGACCACGGACGGCAACGTCTACATGCAGGACATGGTTGATGAGGCTATTCGTGATGGCCGTGGGGAAGAGCCCCACATCCGTGAATGGATGGATTTCTACGGATATCACCCGGATCAAAAACTTCCTGACATCAGTGAGGAAGAGCAGACCGATGGGTTCCTGAGCGATCAGGGGCACACGTCTTCGCAGAAGACTGCCCAGAGTGAAGTCCTCGGTCAGTTGCTCAACGCCTATACGATTCTCGACACGGTACTCCCCGGAGCAGCGGAGGGGGCCAAGCAGGAATTGCGTCTTGCGATCAACTACCTCGTCGAGGGAATGAACAGCCAAAACGAAGCTGAGGGCCTTGGGCCATATTTCAAGTTCAGTTCAGCGAAGGGTAAGGCGGTTTTTGGTGCCTTCCCGGAGCCGGGCGTGGACATGGAAGACATGAACGCTGTTTGCCGTGGCCTGTTGGGCATGGTCAATCTGTGGATCGAAGATACTGGCGGCACGCCGATTCCTCCTGATGAGATGGAAGCTATGATCGGCAGTGCGGTTGAATCGACTCCGGTGCCGTCTAAGACTGGGGCCGAGATCACACACCACAAACCGACGAATGTAAGCGGTAAGTGGTTCGTGTTGATGGATGAGGGCGTTGAGGTTTGGTTCAACGTGTTCGATACACGGGAAGAAGCCGAAGCTCAGTACGATAAGTACCACCAGCAGTACCATGAAGATGAGATTTATTTTGGGGTTTTCACTACCCCGCCTCACCTTCCGAATCAGGGGTCGTCCCAAGTTGACGCCCCACAAACCGAGTAACTATCAAATCCTTTAGTTGAGGTGAGGAAAATGGCAGCAAAAACGACGAAAACCCCGCAAGAAGCCCTTCGAGCCCGCATCGCGGCCCGTAGGCAGGCACGGAAGACCGAGAAGGTCTCCAAGTATGCCAAGATGCAGCAGACCGCCCAGAAGGCCCCGGAGAAGCTGGAAAAGCTGTTCCGTTCTATCGCCGTGACGGCGAACAAGATGGCTTATGGCTTCGAGAATCTGATGGATCACTGTGACCTCGTTCGTGCCCCCAAGGGTGCGTCCTCAGCCGTCCGTATTGCCGCTGCCAAGAACTACGGCGTTGGCCTGAAGAAGCTCGCCGAAGAGCAGCCTGATATGCTGGAAACAGCCCTTCAGGAAGCCTACAAGGCTCTCGACGAACAGGCAGCCGCCATGGAAATCGCCGCCGAAGCACTCGGTATTGATCTGGGTGCGACTCCGACCGAACAGGCATTCACCGATGAAGGCAAGCACGAGCTTGAAATGGGTGAAGAGAAGGGCGAGGAAGTAGCCGAAGAGGAAGGCCCGAGTTTTGAAGCTAAGGAAGAGGAAGTTGTCGAAGAGGCTGCTCCTGAAACTCCGAGCTTTGAAAAGGGCGATGAAGAGGAAGCCAAGGAAGGTTCCGGCTCTGACGCCTACGTCGATGATCGCGACCATTCCGGCCAGCCCCGCACGCCGGGCAAGCTGGACATTCCGCAGGCACAGGGCGAAGCCGAGGGCAACAAGCGTGGCAACAAGCGTGGAGCCGAGCAGGAACCCACCAAGCAGGAATACAGCATCAGCGAAGTGAAGAAGCCCGCTGGTGATTTCGTCGCTGACATCCCGCAATCGCAGGGTTCATCCGAAGTGAACAAGCAGAGTGGTGTGATGGACGGCGAACCCGCTCCTTCTTTCGTGAAGGACATTCCGCAGGCACAGGGTGAATCTGAAGTCAACAAGATGTCTTCGAAAATCGGGGCAGTTTTGACCTCGATCATCAAGAAGGCCATGTCCCGCAAGGACTACATCATGATCGCCGACGCCATCAAGGAAACTCCGATGGCTCCCGAAGCACGTGAAGCCTTTGCTCGTCGCATCAGCCAGCCCCTACTGCAAGACAACCCACGGTTTGACGAAGAGACTTTCGTCAACTACGTGATGGGCACTGGCGGGCCGAGGAAGAAACGGCAGCCGCAGCAGACACCTCCGGGTGCAATGTAATTCACGTACCACGTGTACGAAGAACTGAGGGGACGCTAAGCGTCCCCTTTTTGTTTTAGCGATTTGCCCGGCTGACGAACATGTGGTCGAAGTCTGGGTTATCGACCTTGATGCGGAATTCGCCGAGCAGTGGCGGGTCAACGCGGTAGATGTGGCCCAGCTTCGACACTTTCCGCTTACTATATCCGGTGCCGCTGGGGTTGGCCTTGTCAATCAGGGAGTGGATGTAGGCTCCGATGGCGTGCTCGTGGGCGTCTTTCGACTCCATAAGCTGCTTGGATGCCCGGCTCATGGCACGGCGAATATCCGGGCGATGCAGGCCGTAGATTTCTGCGATCCGCTGGAATGATCTGGTCTTCGCGTACAACTCTACGACTTTTGAAAGCTGAACCTTCTCCAATCCTTCCTCAACTCCGGCCTTGGCGAGAATTCCGTGCATCTTTTCTGCCGTGGGCTCACCCATCATGATGAACGTTCCCAGCACTTTCACCGCCATGCGAATGCGGAATGAGCATACAGTCTGTGTGCTCTTGTGGATGATCGCGAGAGTGTTTTGGGTTTTGGACAAGAGGTAGTACGAGAGCAAAAGCTCCTGATCCTCTTTTTTCAGGAAGCGGAGCATCCGCAGAAATTCTGCGAAATTTTCCTGCACGTAGGTAAGGATATCCTCCTCGGCGAGGTCGCTGCAAGTTTCGAGTGAGATGGTTGTCGTGCCTTCAAGCTGATCCTCTTCGTTGAGGAGCATGGCACGGGCGGATGTGATGGAATCAAAGTACGGGGTGTTCTCGCTCATGAATTTTTGCCAGTAAAAATGGGAAATTTTGACTTATTGACCCATTGTTCGCAATATCTAATACCGGATTTTTCAGGATTTCAGCGGATTCGCGACAAATAAAAACGGGCTCCCGGTTTGGGAGCCCGCTTCGCGTTGTGCCCTACTCAGGTTATGAGTGCGACAGGGCGATTGCTGCAAGTACCGTCTCGTAGCCGAGCGGGTTAGCAAACTGCGGCGTGTAAGAGCCTGCCGCCGTCTGGATGCCCCACTGCACGAGGTAGTGAGCTTCCGAACCGACCAGCTTGCCGTTGAACACGCGGCTGTAGCCCGGAGCCGTCAAGGTCGCGTCTGTACCAAGGCCGAGGCCGTTGGCACTCTTCTGGAGACCGACGACGAAAACGAGGTCGCCCGTGCCCGTGGTGACGATTGCCGGAGAGCCGACAGCCGGGTTCGCGGACGAAATGCCCGTGGTCGAACCGTCTGCCGCAACCGCCGTCATGCCCGTGAACCGGGTCACGCCGAAGTTGACGCCGCCGTCGAAGATCGGCACTGAACCACCCGACCAGTCCTGCGGGGCAGTGATGCCCGGCTGGTACATGGAGTTCAGGTTGACCTTGTAGGTGCCGCCCTGTACGTTCTCAGCGACCCAGATGTAGATGCTGGGGTAGTAGCCGTCAAGGCTCCACTTGCTGGAAGGATAGGGGTTCGGAGCAGTCGGAGGAACGGACGAGACCGTGTAGTCTGAGTCCGCGATCTTGATGCTGGAACCGAGCGTCCAAACGTTGCCGCCGAGTTCCGTTGCGGTGCCTGTCTCAGCGTGCGAAGCCTGAAGACCGTGCATTGTCGGGTCATTGAAGACCAGTGACGTGCTGGATGTGCCAGCGATCAAGCTGAGGTTCTGTCCGTTGAGCCACGTGCCAGTCGTCAAACCACTGAGGTTGACGCGGTCGCCAGCTTGCCACTGACCAGCCGAGACCGTCAAGGTCACGACGTTGCCAGCGGTTTCAGCGATGTTGCTGATCGTGGATGACTCGCTGGAGCCGTCCGTGATGGTGGGCTGTGCATTGAAATCGTTCAGACCCGCCGCCCAGCCAGCCGGGGTTACCGGGCTGGAGCCGTGAAACAGATCGAACGGATCGTAGCTCTTGAGACCGATTGCGACGGCGATGAGGCAGTCACCAGCCGAGGCTGTGACGTATGCGTTGTCGCCCTGTTGATTCGGCCAAAGGTTCTCGACCTTCGATGCGTACTGAGCCGGGAAACCATAATTGGTTGTTTGTAGTACAGGTGCTCCCATGATGTTTGTCCTTCGAGGAAATGTCCTCTACCTACGGTCAGAAATTCAGCTAATTTCAAATGCTTAATTAGGGGTTTTGAAGGAGGGATTATGCGGGGACGCAAACGACTGTTCAACGACAAAGAGAAGTGGTGTAATAAGTGCGAAAAATGGCTGCCCTTGGACGCCTTCGGGGAGAACAAACGCACCGCGAGTGGCAAGCAGGATTACTGCAAGACCTGCCATAATTCCTACGGCGGCACGTTCTGGGGAAAGGTGCAGGCCTACGACGCCTTGCTCGCGGCCAAGTACAACATGAAACCGAACGACTACTTGGAGCTTTGGCGTTCCCAGAACAAACAGTGTGCGATCTGCGGAGCCGCCCTAGCCCTCTACAATCGCGGCACGCACCTTCACGTCTTCGGGCAAGTGAAGAAACTCCTTTGCACGAGTTGCGACAAGGGATTGGACAACTTCAAGGAAAATCCAGAGTTTTTATTGAATGCTGCCGAGCAGTTGAATAAGTTCGCCAAGGTAACGAGCAACAACCCAGATGATGGCGGAGAGAAGAATCCCGGTGCTGATACAAGCTCCAAGGACGATAACCAAACTGGTGCCAAGCAACCGCTTTAATTCTTCGTCCATGGGGCACCTCCACGAAATAGGTTGGGCCGCGACTCACACCCGCCCTGCCGAGCGGCCCCGCGATGGTACAGAACTGAACCATGGAGTTCTGCATGTGCCAATCGCACACTGGCCGGAAAGTAATCCGGTCTTTTGATGGTCTGACGGGTATCTCGTTAACCGTTCTGGCCGAACAAATACGCCTGTGTCAGCTTCGTACCCGCTGTCGATTTTCTGACGCGGAGATAGTTGAAGTACAGACAAGATGGCGACCAGATTGCCATGGTGCTTGATGCTGTCCAAGCTCCTGCGGCAGTCGGATTGTCAAAGTATAGCACCGACTCGTCGCTGTTGAAGCCGCCAGTCGAAATATTTCCGGTTGCATTGACGCCGACGTTCGGGCTGCCCGTTGTGTTCGTAGCAGGCGGCTGCACGCCGGAGTTGGTGTAGGCAAACAGGTAGAACGGTTCGCCCAGCGGAATCGGGCCGTTGACCTTCAGGTTGCCGGGGCCGACCATACTGTTGAACAAAGAGTTTTGCAAGATGTACGGCCCGCCGCCAACGCTGATGTAGACGTTGTACCCGGTTGCGACGCCGAGCGGATCGGCTGCCGGAGAGGCGACGATAAGCTGATTGCCTGCGGTCACGAGCAGGGCAGTCGTGCCGGAGGCTGTCGTCTCAGGCGGTGGAATCAGGACGCCCGGTTGAGTAGTGCCGAGGGGCACGGTGCCCTTCGGAAACGCGGTCACGTAAGTGACTTGTACCGAGTAGGTCGTGGCCACGGTCGGCGACGCATTGCCGTATCCGGCTGAATAATTGGGTGTGAACTGGCTGAGTGTCGGGGCGGAGGGGGCGGCGATAGTTGCACCGTCCAGTAGGACGTTCGGGTCGTTGGAAAGCTCAATCCATACGTTCCCAGCGTCGAAAGCCGAAGGTGCCCCGGCTGAGGTGGTGCTGATTTGCACCGACATTGCCACAAAATTCGAGATATTTCGCCATGCTCCATCGGCGGGTGCTGTTGAGCTAAAAATTGTGTTGTTAATTGTCTGCATGGGGTTCCTCTGTAATAGGGGCGAAAAGCGGTTTTTATTCAAACGGTTTTCGGGTTTTTCTTGGAACTTTGTAACTATGCTTCCCCTAGATGAGAGGTCTATATGCGTAAGACTCGTCCCACACCAGCTTTCGGTTTAGGCTCCCAGCGGGCCAATGAGGCCGTTTTTTCCCGAAATCACTTTGCTTCTGCGACTCCGATCCCCCTCAGTATTCAGAGCCAGATCGACGAATTCATGATGCGTCGGGTCGCCGGGAATGTGTATGAATGTCCTTCGACGAAGGATTTCTGGCAGGTTCAGGGCACCAAAATTGTCCGACTCGTAGTGGACGAAGTTGACAACGGGGAAGCGATCCCGGCAGCACCCAAGGATGAGCCGATGGAATTTCTCGGTTCGATCTTGGACGACCTAACTTTCTAAGGAAACAGCCATGGCAGAGAAGAAACCCTACTCAAGCATTATCGACGCACTCTTGGATGAACGCGAGCCCGATTGGAAAGACCTCGATCTCGCCGAGGCCAAGGACTCCGGTGAGGAGCAGCTTAACCGCACGCACCAGTACGTGGACAAGGATTTCATGGATGAAATCGCTGAGTCGGCCTCTCACCACACGCCTATTATCGGCCCGAGAACCAGTTCAGTTCTTCGTGAACGCCTGTACGAAAAAGAAAAGGCTGCCCCACACGTGAGTTCAGTCCCCTCAGACTGGCGTCGCACTGCGACAACCCGGCCTGAGGATTACAAGAATTCCTACGGCGACAACGAGTCGTTGATGGACGAAGTGACGATGAATCTTGAGAAGGCCGATCCAAACTTCAAAGAGAACAGCGTCTCGACGGGCATCACTGATGGGCAAGCTCTGAAGTACGTGAGGGACTTGCTGAATCAGGGCACATCTCCGGCGAAGGTTGCACAGATCATCGAAAAGATGGCCGCTGATCTTGAGGTGTTCAATCACCAGATGTCAACGGACTACCTCCAGCGTAACGCCGGGCTCATGGGCTTGGCATATCTGGAGCCGAATACTTACATGCCGAAGGACGCTCCTCGCGGCAAAAACAGCAGCGTCAGCAGCAATGATTGTGTCCGCCAGCATAACCAATGGAAGCAGGCAGGCATTACGCCGCAGGCCAAGTCGGTAAAACAGATTTCAGCGTGCACCGACTGCTCTTACTTCAAGAAGGACGCATCAGGCAAGTCGTGTAATTTGTACCA